TTTTTGCCCTTGAGGATTTTGGTACATTATAACAAAATCTGGAACATAGAATGTTTGTTTTCCTGTAAAAGGATTGATGTAAGGTATGCGTAAACTTTCGCTGGCCCAGTTAATAATACCAGGATGATTGTCGCAAAAGCGCATAAATGTAAGTTCCCATCCACTGCGATACTTTGGCGTACTGTTGCCAATGTACTTGTCCGGATTTATAACGGTATATCTACCCTGTCTGTAATTTGTTGCCATTAAACTATTGCACGAGAAATAAACTTATTAGTCTTTGCTAGATTCTCGACTCCTAATTTGTTGCCGGCTCCACGTAATAAATTTAACTGGTCAATAAGCTGTTGGTCAATGTTTAAACCGTTTGCTGAAATTTTAGCAAGAATTGTGTTATAAGGCTGTTGAGTAATGTTTGCTATTAATAACACTTCATAAGCCAGCACACGAGCAATGTTAGGAGTGATTCCTTTGCGCTCTAAGTTAGCTGTTACAATATCATATGTCTGTTGATTGATAGCATAATTTAAAGTACTATCACCTGTAATAGTTGAAGCTACCATATTAACCTAACCTTATAAATTTCTGTAGCGGACTTAGATTTGTTAAATTAGTAATAGATCCAACATTAACTCCGCCGGCCGCGGCCTTGTCTAACGCCGCTTGTTCATATATACTAGCTTGTTTATTAATTTTACTGTCTGACAGATTACCGTTAAATGCCTTGCCACCCCCTAGGCCGCTGATAGGAGGAAGATTCTTTGCTATACTAACTGCAATACCCGCAGTAGCAATTGGATTCTTTAGTAATCCGCCAACGCCTTGTTGTTTGACCATTGACGCTACACTTAGCGCGGCTGATATAGTTGTAGGGTTAATAGCTTTACCTATACCAATGTTGCCGCCACCTAGCTTGTCGATAACTGAGCTTCCTGCATTTACTATGTTGTTCTTTAAGTTGTTGATCTTGTCGCCAATTTGTTCTGCTAGGTTAGCAGGAGGTTTGTTGCCCGGGCCGGTAATAGCATCGCCCGGTGCACCGGTCGTCCATCCTGGCTCTGGTTCCATCATGCCGGCTTCTTCTTCTTGTGTCCATGTTTCATCCGGCGGGAAACCTGCTAGTTCATCACTGCCAGCATCGGGTTGATCGCCACCTTCTTCATTAGCCGCACTATTGCTACCAGCATACTGCGCTTGATCTTCGTGCATGGTTGTTGGACGGAATACAACACTTTCATACTGAATAGTAATAGTCCATGTTACTGGACTACCTGCATCAGTGTAGTCTAATGTATCGTGCTGTACTGCTGTGATTTTAGGATTGATTAACAATGTTTGATCAACCCATCCGCCGTATTCCCTATTAACTACCATTGTGATAAAGAAGTTATTATTGAAATCGTTGACGCTGGCATAACCATACTCGCCTTTAAAGTCTAGGCTTACTTGGTCAGGTTGCATGGCCGCAAAGCCCACGTCGTTGAAGTTATTAGGGAAATAGTATTCCATGTAGGCCATTAGTAATGCTTGAAATGCATTGTCAATGGTATCAAAGAATTTTACTTGAACTTGTTGCCACTCTACTTTAGTGTGTACTAGTCTGTGCTTGTTGTATTGATTTAAACTTTGTGTGTTAATGTTCCATGTTGGCAAGTCTACACTTTGCGCTCTAAGAGTAAGTTCGCTTAATAGTTCATTTACTCTGTCAGAGCCAATTTTATTAGCCAACAGTTCAGTAGCACCTGCACTTAGCTCGAAGCCAACAGTCCAGTTGTGTTTAAGTCTTGGGATCCTACCAAACTTGATCCAGTTAGTGTTAGCCAGATCTTTTTCACGAGATTCCGGGGTTTGGTTATTCCCCGGAACATAGTAACCAAATGCGTAGTGAGGATCTTGTTTAAGTGCATCAGCCATTTGTTGCAGAAGAACCTGTAGTACGTAGTGATGGGCCTAAACCTAGCTCGCCCAATTGGCCTGGTAGGTTTGGAACAACTGCGTTACCAATTTGGTAATCAGCCGCATCGTACTGTACAGTCATCTGAATTGTAACGGCGTCGCTTGCGCTATAATCCATGTCGCCAAACTGAACGTCTTGCAAGAAGCAACCGTTCAAGCTCCATGTATCGATAACACCTGTAACATCGTCTTGGCTTCCGTCAAGAGTTTGAATTAGCATACCGAACTTATAGTTAGCGCCAGCTAATGGACCGCTTTGGTTAGCATGATCCATCTGACGGCCTAGTTGTGCAGAAATCAAACTTGTTACACTGTTGCTTACGTCATCACGAACTGTGATACTGATTGGGCTCCAGCTGTGCTTACCAGCAACATAGATTTTACTGTTGTAAACGTCTAGTTCAACTGCTTGGTGCTGTAGCTGTGGACGGCCTACACTTACAATTTGACTTGTAAATGTATTTGCTCCTGGCATTAAGCCATTACCTGCACCAATAAAGACTACGCGGAATCTGTATTTTAGTTTAGGCATTAGGAGAGGTGTATCGCCACCTGGAACTCCGAATTTTGATAATTGTGCCATGTTATAATAACTCCTTTACGGACATACATCTATTTAGCCAAAAAGCCAGTAGAAAATTAAGTACATATAGAAAAAGCCAGGATTTCTCCTGGCTTTCAATGCCTATTGCTAGGCGCTTCCCATCCCACGGGTTGTTTTTATTGTAATGCCCCTGTATTAACGATACGTACTGGGATATAGATAAATTCAGCGGCCTTTGTGGGCTCGATTGCAATATCAATCCATAGTTCGTTAGCATCAATACGTGATGGTGTATTATTTGTAGTATCACAAACTACTAAGAAGTCATAGATACCACGTTTCTGCATGATGTCTCCTAGGAAACCATCAAACAATGTTTTAACGTTTGCTCTTGTTGCATTGTCGTTAGGTTCAAAGATGAACGGACGAGCTAGCGGATCAAAACGCTCACGCAAATAAGCAATCAAACGTGCTACGTTTACACGGTCAAGTGCGCTGGCAATTGGGCTTAGTGTCTTCTGACCGAATACAACTAGACCAGTGCCTGGGAAGTTAACCAATGGGTTAATCTTGTTAGCGTACAATGTGTCACGTTGGCCGTTGTTTAGGGCCACTGGCATAAACTCGCCTTCCATGTTAACATAACCAAAGTTAGAACAGTTAGTTACAACACCACGTGTTAAACCAGCTGGAGCAAACCATGGATAGCTGATGCTGTCGTTGTAAGCATAGGTACGCAATACTGCATAGCTAGCTGGAGCAACTACGTCATAACCATTCAAGTCTGTTGTTAAAACGCTTGGATAGTATACAGCGGCTTCGCTAGACTTAGTAACAATACCGTCTTCGCCGTTAGTACCAGCGTTAACACCAGTAACCCAATCGACCCAACCTTGTGCATCTGGTGCAAGACGTAATGGACTGTCGCAAATAACAAATGCTGTTTCTTTACGGTCCACGTTCAATGTTAACATTTCGTCGATTAGTTCTGGGTAACCAGGTGCCGCAATCAATGTAAATGCCATTGTTTCTTCGCGGATTTTTTGGTTCTCAGTAACTGCTTTTTGCATTGCACGTACAATAACTTGACGTTGTGCTTTGCGACCCATGTAAGGTGCGCCAGCATTTGGTCCAGCACTGATGTTGCCGCTGATTGTGTGCCATTGGCCGCTAGCCGCATCGTATCGCTTAACGTTGTAAGTGGATACCATACTGTTCCATAGTAACATACCATCTGGATGTGTCAATGGATCTGGTGTATCAACTTCGCTATATGGTGTGGCGCCGTAGCCGTTGTTGCTATTATCTGCCGGAGTTGCTGTTAGGTCAGCAAATACAACACCTTCCGGAGTTGTCTGATCAGCATTGTTACGTAGTTGCCATGCGCTACCATCGTAAACTTTAATTTGTGGATAGTTTTCTAAATCGTTTGTATCAACCCAAACGTCCGCTACACCTGGGCCTTCTGGTTCTGCTGTGTCAATTGTCACAGTACTACCATCTTGTACTACGCTTCTCCACATTCCGTTGTCCTTAACGTAGATATCGGCTTGTAGTTCAGTGTTATACCATAATGTACCGTCGGCTGTTGGGCCTGTTGGTTCAGTTGATTTGGCTTCGTATACTAATGTATCCCATACGCCAGCACTATAACGACGCAATTCAAACTGTGCATTGCCTGCTGTGGACTTGGCATAAATGCTACCTGTTTGTAAGCCGCTACCAAATGCAGTTTCTGCTTCTGCATCATTAGCATATACGCTAACTGGTAAGCTGGCAAATTGACCTGTTGTGCTACTGTAACGCTTAACTGCTGGTGTGAAGCCTTTGTTAGGAGTAGTAGTCTTGAACCATACATCACCACCGTTAGCCGCGCTTGGAACTTGGTAATGTGGTGCTACGTTTACTGTAGTGAAAATGCCATTGGCTGTTGTTAACGAACCAGTGTTTACGTCATACCATTGTCCGTTGATCTTCTTGAAATAGTTGTTGTTTGTTGTGCTTACAACTACCGCATAGTCACCGTTAGCACCAATGTTGCTTAGTGGCACGTTGTTATTTGTAACTTCAGTTGTGATAACTGTAATGTCTTGTGCTACCCACTTGCCATCGATAGCTTGGAATAGTCCCCAGATTGTATCTGCTGTATCTAACCAGTAAGTACCGTTAGCTGGTAAGCCAGCTGGCTAAATTGCTGTTGCTTCT